TTGCATGTCGTTGTCCTGGGGTGAGGGGAGGCGGGTGTATCCGTCGCGGCAAACCTGAGGGATCGCCCACACGAACCGCTCCGTAATGCCGCGCGCCAAGGCTTGGTCGAGGCCGGCATCGATGCGGGCCCAGTACGTCTCCGCGTTTTCGGGGAGCAGAACGAAGCCGGCGAAATAGTCCTGGAGATCGAGCGGATAGCCAAGCCGGTCCGCGACCGTGAGGTAGGCTGCCTTGCGGGCCGCTTCGGCGCCGTTGGTCAGCCAGTCGTAGTCCTCGACCTGGAGTCGGTCGAATGCAGGCCAAGCCCAGCCAGGTGGCATGTTTGCCCGGTGAAGCTCCGGCATGGCTCCGTCGAGGATCGTCGGCGTGAATGCGAGCAGGTAGACGGTGGCGCCCGCGGGGCCAGCCGCATCGCGGATCGCGTCGGTGAGGTCCGCGGTCGACTGCGCGAGCAGTTCGCCCGCTTCATCAAGAAGAGACAGTTCCGCTTCCGACAGCGCGGCCCGCATGTCCTCGATCTCCGGTGGCGAGCTGCCGAATGCCGAGCGCGCAGCATCGTCATAAAGGCAGATGCGACCGTCCTGCGTCGTCCACCACCAAGGCTCGCCGATCTGGAATTCGACCTTCAGCCCGGCATCCAGCAGCAGTTCCACGAACGTCGTGGCTGAAGCTCTCAACCATGCCATGGCGTCGGCATTGGCGGGGGAGAGCAGCGCGGAAGGAGGATCCCAACCGGTCCGTCCTGCCTCACCGTCGCAGGCACGCTGCTGCCACGCTTCCGGGCACCGCTCGGCCAGAAGTTCGTAGCTGATCGATGCGACCAGGCGATAACCCTGCGCTGCGCAGAGGGCGAAGTAGTTGGCGTGCCACAGCAGGGCGGGTCCGCACACCGTTCCCGCCGGATCGACCTCGAGGTCGTCCCCGCCCGGCACCAGCCGCTGGAAGTGGCTCATCCCCAAGTAGTGGACGATGCGCTCGCGATAACCGAGCTGGCGCACTGTGCGCAGCAGGCGTTCGGGCGTCTGGTTGTAACAATCGTCGAACGCGGTCGCCATGCGGATGCCGTGCGGAGGCACCAGCACATCGCCGATCGCGAGCATGGGGCGGTGGCCCTCGCAGGCGATTTCGCTCAGTTCGACCCAGCCGTCCACGCGAGCCAACAGCAGGTCCTCCGCGTCCGGCTCATATCCCGGCGGCGGGAGGGAGATGAACATCCGGTCGATGTCCTTGGGGTAGACAGCGTCGCCGTCACCTTCCCATTCGTCGTGCAGGTCGGAGAACGACAGCACGATCCGCGCGTCTTCCGGCGAGCCGTCGGCATGGTTCCACAGCCGCACGTACCAGCTTTTCGCAGCGCCGGTCGCGTCGCGGCCCTCGATGGTTAGCGTCGGCCCGTGGACCGCGTCGAGCGGCAGGATTCCCCCCGAACGCCAACGAAACCTTAGCGTGGTGCGCGAGTAGTCGCGGTCCGTTGCATAGGCGAGCAGCGGGTGGCTGATCGTGTCAACGCTGTCCCAGATCAGCCCGGCAAGTTCGCCAGTGTGGTGGAACTCCGCTTCGACGCGGAGCGAGTCCGCGCCGGTGGTGACGACGGTGGCGATCATCGGGCGCGGGAAATTGACTGTCCAGAAACGCGGATCGAAGCGCTGGATGAAGTCGCTGTCCTGCCCCTCGCGCTTTCGTGCGAGCCAGAATGCCATTCGGATTATCCTTTGAAGAAGCGTCAGAAGTCCCGCAGCGCGCGGCGGATGCTGCTAGCGACCTGCCGCGAGGACCGCCTGAGCGCGACGGGCGCATCCGAACCGCGCGGGGCGGCGAGCTGGATCGATACCTTCACGTCGCGCGCTGGCGTTGCGGCGGACGTCTCGATCCGGCCGGAGCTTGTCGGCACGAAGACTTCGGGCCCGCGTTCCCCGACGACGTAGGCCGCCCCAGGCGAAACGTTTCCACCCGTCGCCCGGCCGGGCAGCCCGAACAGCGCGCCGACCGCACCGGTCAGGATTCCGGCCAGTCCCCCGCCGCTCGTTCCGCCGACCATGCTGCCGATGCCCGATTTCACCGCCTGGGCCGCGACCTCGTTCATCGTCTGCATCGCCACACGCTTCAGGTCGTCGAAGCCGAGGCTGCCTCGCCGGATCGCGCCTGTCAGGCCGCGTTCGAGGACGTTGCCGGCCCGGGCAAAGCCGTCGACAAGCGTGTTGTCGAACGTTCCGCGCATCGCCTCGATGTCCCGTCGGAAGCCTTCGGTGCTGGCGCGCACTTCGATCATCAGCGGCTCGATTTCGTCATCCATCGCTCAGTTGCTCCATGAGGCGTTCGAGTTCGTCACGGCTGAGCGTGACGCCGGTGCCGGCTTTGGGGGCCAGGATTGCGGCCAGCTCTGCGGGGGTGGCGTTCCAGAAATCGTCAGGCCGCCAGCCCAGTGCGAGCGAGGCAAGGCCAGCGAGGCGCTGGGCCCCGGCGGCGAAAGTCGTCATTCGCGGCCCTTGAGGATTTGCGCGAGGAGGGTCCGCAGCGGCTGCGCGCAGCGGGCGAGGCCCATCGCGAGCACCGCGTCGCCCACAATTTCGCGCGTCAGGCCGTCACGCTCGGCAAGGCAGTGCCAGAACAGCGCGGCTACCTCGGCTAATTTGAGCTGCCCTGCACTTGCCCGTTCGACCAGCGCAAACAGGGGACCGAGTTCCTCCTCGGCCACGACAAGGGCGGTGAAAGTCGGGCGCAAGACGTACGCCCGACCGGCGATCGTCAGCGTGGCCTCGCCCCGCAAGGCGTTCGCCGTCACGACGATGTGACCGCGCCGCTGCTTTCCAGCCGCAGCGTGTAGTTGCGCTCGCCATTGAAATCCCCGGCGTAATCGAGCCGCTGGATCAGGAACTTGCCGCGCAGTTTTTCGCCGTCTTCGAACGACAGCTCGTAATTCTCGAGCGTGCCGGCGAGGGCGTGGTCGCGGATCGAGGCTTCCGCATCGCTGCCGAGGAAAATCCCGGCCGCGCTGACCGAGACGGAACGGGTTCCTGCTCCGGACAGCAATTCGCGCCAACCGCCGGAGCCTTTGTTGGTGACCACCACCGCGTCGCCGTTGATCGACATCTGGGTGGTGCGCAGTCCGGCGACGGTATCGTAGCTCGGCGGGGAGCTGCCATCTCCGATCTTGAGTAGGAAGGCGGAGCCTTTCTGTGCAGTCATTTAGGGTCCTTTCAGAAGGGGGATCAGGAGTTGGCGAGCAGCCGGAACCGGTATTCCATCAGCACCGCGCGCGTGTTGTTGGCGCGTTGCTCGGCGCGGCCGCGCAGGAACGTGGTGGTGACGATGTCGAAGCTGTCCTGCTCGCGGGGCAGGCTATCGATCCGGTCCTCGATGGCAGACACGAGATCGCCAGCCGTGGCGGGGTCATCCCCGCGACAGTGGAGTTCGACGGCCACGCGCACCTCGCGGCCCGGCCGATCCTTGGTCGACCAGTTGGTGCTGGCGCTGGCGACGATGCCGAGCCACGGGGGGACGGCACGCAGCGGCGCTTCCTCCGCAATGACGTTGACCGTGTCGGCAAGGTCGGGATCGTCACGTAGCCAGTCGAGAAGCGCGGCGCGCAGCTGGGTTTCCATCAGGATTTCCTCGAAAAGAACGGCCACAGGAGATGCGCTTGCCGCCAGCGTCGGGCGTCGGACGTGCGAGAAAGCACGGTTCGGTGGGCGTGCGCCTCGGCCAGCGTCGCGGCGCGCCGTGTCAGCCGCGCCTCGGCAAACGATATCGCCGCGGCGATCATGCGAGCCTCATGCGTCGCCACGGGTGCCACAGGGCAGCGACGGCGGTTGGCGGTTCGCTTGCCGGTCGGGCTTCGTCACGGGTGCGAAAGTGGTGCGCGGCTAGCCGGACAACGCCGTGGCGCACAGCTTCGGGCAGGTCGTCCCATTTCGCGGCGAGTCCGGCGGCGAAGCGCACCGCGATCCTCCCGGCGGAGCCCTGGCGAAGCAGGCGCACCCTGCCGCCGCCATCGGCATCGAGATCGATCGCATAGTCGCTGGATGCGAGCGCAAACCTCGAGCCTTCAGACGGGATTCCGTCCACCTCCAGGATCGCCTGTACCGGGCGAGTGACGAGGCATTGCCAGCCTCCGTAGGCGGGAAGCACTTCTTCGACCGTGGCCTCAAGCGCCATTGAGCCGGTGAACGCCTCGAAAGTGTCGAGGCTGGCGCGCAACAGCTGGGTGAGGGTGGCGTCGTCCTTTGTCGTGCCGATCGCCAGCCACGCCTTGAGCGCGTCGAGGGCCGCGTCGGCGATCACTGCCGGCGTGAGCATGTTCCGCTGCATCGCGGTCTCCGAAAATATGGGAAGAAAGGGTGGGGCCGGCGACGTGTGCGCCGGCCCCGTGAGCAGGATCAGGCTTCGATCTTCAGCAGCTTGATTGCCGAGGAGTCGAGCACCTGGCCGCCCACGCGCTTGGTGGCGTAGAAGTGGACGAACGGCTTGTTGGTGAACGGATCGCGCAGGATCGTCGTCGCGTTGCGTTCGGTGATGAGATAGCCGGCCTTGAAGTTGCCGAACGCGATCGGGAAGGCATCTGCCGCGATGTCCGGCATGTCCTCGGCCTCGATCACCGGATAGCCGAGCAGGCGATCCGGCTGACCTTCGACAAGGCCCGGCTGCCACAGGAACGCACCATCGCTGGTCTTGAGCTTGCGGACTTCGGCGAGCGTCGACGAGTTCATGACCCAGCTCGCGCCCTGTCGGTGGCCAGCCTTGAGAGTGTGGATCAGGTCGATCAGCTTGACGTCCGGCTCCTCGTCGAACCCGTCCGCATCGCCGCTGCCGACGTATTGAAGCGCGCCGAACGTACGGGTTGCGTCACCGGCAGTGGACTTCGATGCGGCGAGGAAGCCCTTCGGCTGGTTGGTGCCGGTGCCGTTGATGAACGCGGCACCCTCTGCCCGCGCGAACTCCATGGCGATCTCGCTCGCCAGCCAGCCTTCGAGATCGAACGCCGCGTCATCGAGCATCCGCTGGCTCGCCGCCGGATTGGCGTAGAGCTCGCCGGAAGGCGGGGCGATTTCGACGAACTCCGGCGTATCGGTGGCGGTCCGGGCGGCGGTTTCGCTGACCCAGCCGGAAGCCGTGCCTCCGGTCGCGACCAGCTTGCGATAACCCGCGGTTCCCACCTGGACGACCTGCGCAAGGCTGCGGATCGGCGAGATTTCCTTCAGCTCGCTGGCGATCAGGGCGTCGATCTCGCGGGGGACGGCATAGCCGCCATCGGCATTGGCTGCGCCCGAGAGCGACTTGAACTGCCGCTCCTCGCCGCGGCGCAGGTAGAGGTCGACGAAGCCCTTCACTTCGGGGGAGGGTTCGCCCGAGGGCGAGAGCGCGGGGCGGGCAGCCGCGCGGCTGACGCGGTCGAGCCGGGCTTTCACTTCGTCAACGTCCGAGCGGAGCGCGACGATCGCCTCCTCGGTCTTGTCCTGTCGGGCGACGATGTCGAACGACGATGCGAGCGTCTCGGTCTCGGGATTGAATTCGCTATCCATCAGGCAGTGGTCCTTTCGTGGGCACAAAAAAGCCGCCCTGGGGGCGGCCGGAGAAAACGATGCTTCGGAGAATGGAGCGCTATCGGATCAGGTGGACCCGCGCCCTGAACTGCAGCGGGTGGGTCACGAGGCTGACTTCGAACAGGTCGATATCTTCCAGCAGCCGCCCGTTGGGCAGGGGGCGGTAGCGGCGCGCGCGATAACCGAAGCTCAGGCCGTTCGCGTTGCGGGGGCGAGTGTGGGGATCGATCCGCGCGATGACCCGCAGCCCGCGTGCGTCCTCCTCCAGCATCTCGATCCAGCCGATCCGTTGCATGGGGCGGTGCTGCCAGAGCAGGGGCAACTCCTGCGCTTCGGCAATGGCACGCGCGAAGGCCCCCTGGCGGATCACGTCGCCTGCGGCATCGGCGATATCGAACAGCGCGGCATAGCCTGCGAACCGCCTCACTTGAGCAGCTCCGGCACGCCGAGGCGGACTGCGATCCCGATCAGCAGCAGCGCGAGGCACCCACGCACTGCCCAGTCGATTGCCGCCTGCCACGCGCTCTTCTTGGCATCGCGCCATGCGCCCAGAAGCTGGCGCAGCTCGCCGATATCGTCGCCTGCATGGGCATCGGACAGGCCGAGCCGGGCAAGGGCACGATCCGCGCCCAGTTCGCTCGCTTCCTCGATGATCGCGCGCAAGGTGAGCATATCCGCACCTTCGGCGGTCGCTTGTGCCAGCAGCCTGGCGAGCATCTCGTCCCCGTTCATGCCTTGCAATCCAGGTCGAGCATGGCGCGCTTTTCCTCCTCGCTGAGGAAGCTGGCCGCACTGACTTGGGCCCACAGGCGTTCGCGGTCCTCGGCAAGCGCCGATACCCGGTCGAGATCGACGGCTAGTGTCGCGTCGGGAAACCACTCTTCGAGGCCCTCCGCGAGGCCGGAGAGGATTTTCCCTGCCAGCGGCAGCAGTGTGAGCCGCCACAGGGCGCGGTTGGCCTCACGATAATTGGCGTACGTGTTGTCACCCGGCAGGCCGAGCAGCATCGGCGGCACGCCGAATGCGAGGGCGACGTCGCGGGCGGCAGCAGCTTTCAACTCCGCGAAATCCATGTCCGCAGGCGACAGCGCCAGCGACTGCCATTTGAGCCCGCCTTCTAGCAGCATCGGCCGGCCAGCATTGCCTTCGCCCGAGAATGCCTGGGCCAGTTCTGCGCGCAGCCGCTCGAACTGTTCGGTGGTCAGGGTACTCTCGCCACCGTCATAGACCAACGCTCCGCTCGGGCGGGCGGCGTTTTCGAGCAATGCCCGGTTCCAGGCCGAGGCGGCGTTGTGAATGGCCACTGCCTGGTCCGCCGCGGCGAGGCATCCCGCGCCGTAGTGATCGTCCGCCGGATGAAAGCTCTTGAGGTGCACGATGTTTGGCCAGCCGGCCTCGTCCTCGAGAGGGATCGTCATCGCCTTGTCGCCGACCCTGTACTGGTAGGCGACGGGCCACCCGGCGGCATCCGGCACGATCGAAACCCGCTCCGGCCGCAGCGCGAACAGCTCGACCGGCTGCCCGGCCGCATCCTTCATCACCTGCACGAAGCCGTTGCCGTGAAGCAGCAGTTGCGCCGCGAGCGTTTCCAGCAGCGCCTGCCCTGCGCTGGTCTCGGACAGCAGCTTGATCAGCCGGGCATCGCCGGTGAGCGGCGCTCCGGCGACGCCCTCGGCAACCAGCCGCACGGCCCGCTGGGCTACAGGGTTCTCCAGATAGGCCTGCCGCACCGCGCGACTGTAATCGAACGGCAGCCGCGCTCCGCCCGGCTCGATGGCGAAGGCCCACGGCGAAGAGAAGCTGCGGGCGAGAGGCACGCGGCATTGGCCCCCGCCCTTGAAGGCGGAGGCGATACTGTTGAGGAAGGACATAGGTTTACTCCGTCATCCCGGGCCGAGCCGGGACCTCGTGGTTCGTCACCGAACCGGTTACGTCATTCGTTGCGCGCGGCGGGCAGGGCTAGAGTTCGCGCACACGCGGCGTGCCTGACTTGCCGAGCATCAGTTCGGTCAGCGCCCAGACCAAAGCGTCCGCGCGGTCGGGAGAGCGGCCCGGCCCTTCGTAGCCGCCTGCGGCCATGAGGCCGCACAACTGGTCCTCCAGCGCGGCGAACATCCCGCAGTGCCGAACCCGTCCCGCTTCGTACAAGGCCGCGACTGGCTCGGCACGGGCGGTCTTGCCGCGGCTCGCGTGGACCAGCCTGAGCGGCAGCGCATGATGCGCAGCGCGGAGCACCGACCGCACCATGTCGCCGCCCTGGTTGGCCTCGGCGACGACCCGATCGGCATTCCACGCCCGTGCAGCCTCGGCAACGGCTCGCGCCCAGCCTTCGGGGCTTGGCTTCCGGACCGAGCAATCTGCGAGGACCCGGGCAACGCTGTCTGCGCCAAACCCGCACACCACGATCCCGCATTCGTCTCCCTGCGCGGTGGCAGGCGGGTCGACGCCCACCACGATCCGCGTCAATCCCGCTGGGACGGCGGGCTCCCGGGACTGCTCCAGCATGCTCCGGTTCCACAGCGCGCCTTCGACATCTTCGATAAGCTCGCCCTCCAATTCCTGCCGCGCCAGCAGCGATCCGCCGAACTCGGAGCGAACGGAGCGCAGGAAGCCGGGCGGCAGGTTATCGGCGTTGTCGCTGGTCCGCCCCCGTGTGATGCGCGTGTCGGCCTGACCCAGCAGCCGTTTCACCAAGGGAACGGCTCGCGGCGTTGTCGTTGCCACGACCTGCGGGAAGCGGCCCAGCCGCAGGCCCAGAAGCAGGTTGTCCCACGTGTTGGTGGCGCGCCCGCCCGCCTGGTTCCACTTCGCGATCTCGTCAGCCCAGCAGTGGCTGTGCTGGGGGCCACGAAGGCTCTCCGGCTCGGCGGCGGAGTAGATCGTCGCGCGCGCCCCGTTGGGCCATGTCAGCAGCCGCTTGGATGGTTCGAAATCGGGCCGCGTCTTCGGCGGCGAGATCGCCAGCAATCCGCTTTCTCCCTCGATCATCACTCGCCGCGCCTCCCCGAGGGAGGCGGCGACCAATGCAATCTGCGCCCCGCCATCCGCCTCGGCCACCGAGCGGACCCACTCGGCACCGGCGCGGGTTTTGCCGAAGCCGCGCCCGGCCATGACCAGCCAGGTGTGCCAGCCGTCGCCAGGCGGCACCTGACCTTCGTGCGCCCAGAGGCGCCAGTGCCGCTTGAGCGAACGGCGCTGCCGCTCGCTCATGCGCTTCAATTCGACGCGACGCTCCTGCGGCTCCAGCGCAAGCAGCGTCTCCGCAAGGCTAGTCCGCGCCATCGCTCGTCACGTCCTCGCTCAGGATCGCGGCGTTGGCGGCGCGGCGCTGGCGCATGTCTTCGATAAAGGCGTCGATGGAATCGAGCACGGCCTGTTCGTCGTCATCTTCGCGCAGCGCGCGCTCCCGGGCCACGGTCTGGGCATGGAGCGCCAGCAGCTTGAGCGCGCCGGCAACGTCCATCTTGCGGGCAGGGTCGGCGGCGCGAAGGTAGCCGAGCACTTCGAGTTCGAGGTGTTCGTATCCTTCGACCAGCGCTGCCCGCCATTGCGCGTTGAACTCCGGCTCCACGCGGCGGATCTTGTAGGCGCGGCTGGGAGAGACGCCTGCTGCCTTTGCCGACGCGGTGACGTTCGAGGTTTCGGCAAGCTTGTCGAGGAACAGGCCGCGCCAGTGGCGGTTGAGCTTCTCCTTTTCCCCTTCCCGGTATTCGGTCCGCACCTTGGTGCGCCGCCCGCGGCAGCGCTTTGCGTCCTGTGTCAT